CCTCGGAAAACTGGGCGTCAAGGAAGAACCAGGTAAGAAGCGGGTGTTTGCTATGGTCGACTGGTGGACGCAAACTCTACTTTACCCCTTACATAGGGCTGTCTTTGGATCTCTGAGGTTTATCCCTCAGGATTCCACTTTCAATCAGATGAAGGGTGTAGAGAGGGCGTGTGCAACAGTCCAGGATGGCTATGTAGCCTCCCTGGATTTGTCGGCGGCTACCGATCGACTTCCCGTCGATCTGCAGTCGCTCCTCGTCGACTATATCAAGCCTGGCTTAGGATCTCCGTGGAAGGAGCTCCTGGTTGGGCGAGCCTACAGAGTCCCGAAGAAATATTCTTCCGTGGCTTCTCAAGTCCACTACGCATGTGGACAGCCAATGGGAGCTTATTCTTCGTGGGCTATGTTGGCCCTCACTCACCATTTCCTAGTGCAGATGTCGGCCCGACGATGCGGTATTACGGAGTGGTTCACAGGGTATGCCGTACTGGGGGATGATGTGCTGATATGGGATCGGCACGTCACTCACCAGTATCTCGAGCTTATGAAGGAATTAGGGGTAGGAATCTCGATGCATAAGTCTCTTGTGTCCAACAATGGGACTTTCGAGTATGCAAAGAGATTTATTGCCAAGGGGGTCGATTGCTCTCCGCTTCCTCTACGTGAGGCGGCGGCAGCAAGTTCGTCCCTAGACGCACTACTCCTTCTTATTGATAAGTTTCGGCATGACTGGAGACCGGCGGATGTTCTTGCTTTCCTGGGTAAAGGCTACAAAGTTAGAGGTTCGTTGAGCCGCTCATTGAGACGTCAGTCTCGAGTGGTTTCTCGAATACTCGTCTTTTTAGCTCAGCCTGGTCTAAGTAAGATTTCATTCGCCTCCTGGTACCAATGGTTCGGGATGGTAGGAATAAACTCGTTCCGTCTACTGCCTCTGAAAGATTTAGAGCTCAAGATGAATAATCTTCTTGAGTACTATACCGATCATGCGTATTCGGAGCATGCCCGTTGGATGCGTCCGACCAATTACGGTACGTTAGAGTTTATTCCTCCGCTCGAAGCAGCGGAGCCTGGTTCAGGCTTAGATCTGACTGATAAAGAGCTGGTTTCGCAACAGATCATGTATCTTCTTCTCCCTATTATAGGAGCGAAGATATACGACGCGGAGCAATTCCGGCTTTCTCGACCTGAAGCGTTTAGCTTCACCGAGGAATCAGATTTCGATCTAGCCTTCCAGGCTTTCTCAGATTACATATCTCGTCTAGATAAGACGGAACGGTATATGCCAGATTTCTGCAAGATCAAACTTGAAGAAACGAAGCGTAGACCGGCTTCTTGGTGGATGAAGATATGGGAATTTGGGAGTGGCTGGGAGACATCGTAATTTTCGTCTCTAGTCACAGTCCCTCTTCATTCCAAGGGTTCTTCTATCGGGAGTTGTCCCCAGGAGGTTTTCGGAGGTTGAAGAGTCCGATCGCCTTAAGCAAGTGGTCGGAGGCTTATATAAAAGCGGCCTACAGGCTTGCTTTAGGGGTCTACGCAGGGTCCTCTGTCCGTTTGTGTTGGTGAGGTAATGGCTTACCAGCAGACGAATACGTCTCTGTGCCCCTTAAAGTAGTTACCTGATAGAAAGCTCAATAAACGAGCAGCACGTGGCTGGAGCTTAGGATTAATCCACGCTCACTAAGATTGGTACCTTAGTGATGTAGGTGTCGCTGAAGGGAGGACCTTGATTAATTCAGGGAAATCCTAAGAATTTAACACGCAACTGAGCGCGCGGGACCGCATAATCGCCGTAAGGCGAGGGGGCGGTTACCCGTTC